ATAAATCTGGATACTTATTACGATAATTAATTAATGCTACTATTTCGAAAAAGTGATTCCAATATCCAGGTAAAGAAAAATGTTTAATCATTTATCCTCCTGTGTATATAAATACAATGTTTTAATATTAATACCAGTATTTATATTATCAATAAAGTCATATGGCATCAGACATTGTACTATTGGATCATCTTCTAAAATATATACACATCGCATTTTTTCAATTATTGGATCGCCCGCTTTAATTGCCTTTTTAATATTATCAATTGTTGCACTAATAGCGACAGGATTAATCAATGTCTTTCGCCATCCCATAATTAAAACCTCACAACATAATCAAAAGGTTGTTTTTCGAGCCAAGTACGGTTGAATTTAGTAATAGGATAATAATAATATTCTCCATCCGATACATAAGCTCTTTCAATTGACTTAATAAAATTTTCTTCTTCTTCGATTATTTTTATATACTCATTTTTTGTTAGTAGTATATTATAATCTTTCCAAGTGTCGTCAACAATATGAGCATCAAAGAAAATATCATTGATATTAACTAAAGTACAATCAGATTTATCTGTCATAGTCCATATAGGTAGATACAATCCGTTTTCATCAAGCGCAGCATTACCGCCACCAATTTCTCCAACTAACCAGTTACTATTATTTTTCTTATAAAGTACGCGCATACCAGCGCGAATATTAAGTTCCATTTATTTATTCGTCTCCATTAAATATTTTTTAAAAAGTTTCCACTGAAAGCTATTTACAAGAGCCATACCTTTTTCTTCTATCAGCTCTACTGTTTTATCTTTTATAAAAGCCTCTTTATATCTGTCCATTCTCGCAGCAAGCTGTTCCGTCTGTTCATTGTACTCAGTATCTTTTGTTTCATCTGTATTAAGTTTTGCCGAGAGAGCAAGCTCTCTATCTCCACCCATACGAAGTTCAAGCACGGCGCTAGCGTTCGGACTATTCATAAAATGATAATACATATCATCTAAACGAAGTGCGTGAGCAAAACGTTTGCCTGCAGGCATATTTCTTTTTGTAAGCTGATGTGCCATACCTGCCATAGCATAAAGCATATGTTCATAGTTACAATGAACCATGTGCCATAGTTTAGCATTATCATCAAGATACTCTTTGAGAATATCTTCAAATAGCGGATTATATACTTTATACTTACTTGTAAAATATTCTACACTATTGGGAGATGTTTTCTTTAGAAGATTGAGTGCAAGACGTATATCTTTTACTTCACAATGACCACCTTCAAATTCAAACATTCCAGCATAAGGTTCTTTAGCCTGTGCTAAGTCATTAAGCGGCGGAAATACAAGAGAGAAGGTATCTACATCGCTACCTTCATGGTCAAGGTCATAATTCTGGCTACCAACAAGACTCGTCATCACAACTAAATAACCTTTATTAGCTACTGCGTTGTGATGACGCCTTACAGCTGCCATTACTGCTTCATCTTCCTCAAGTGTTTTACGGTTATATCCATATGTATTAGTCATATCCTAGCTCTCCTAACATATGTTTTGCCCAAATAGCAATACCTTTTTTCATATTATTTTCTGATGAAATATAATATATTGGCATACCTTTTAAATGTAAACTGCATTTATCACATCCAATAAGATTACAACTCATTTCTTGTCGCCATTTTTCATGACGAGTATCATCTACTTCTTGCCCGCAAGGAGCAACTCCATCTTTCATTTTCTCACCCCTTATACATAAATTATATCAGAAAATATAAAAAAAGTCAAGCAATAAATTATTGCTTGACTAAATATTCATCACCTAATAACATATCTAATGTAATTTTATCGCGCATCCAATAAGGAATACGTACTAAAGGAATATTATGAGATAAAGCATATTCATTTTTAATTTTATCGCGTGCCTATAGTTCTTCGGTTGAATTACCCCAATTTGTGCTATTGCCATAGTGCTATTCACCGTCAAATTCAATAAATCGCACTACTTCATTATTTTCTATAATAGCAAAATCATAACGTCCGTATCCATCTTCAGGATGATACTCTGCCGTAAAATGTATTTGATTTTCTTCTAGTATCTATTGAATCTAATATTCTCCAACAGATGCTCCTAAACAACCACAACTACGAACTGGATGCTATCCACGTAAATTATCTGCAGAAACATAAGTAATATTACCGCAATCACATAAGCATTTCCATACTATACTAGTACTTAAACGTTGTTCTGTTGGTTCTAAAGGAGTAAGTTTCCCATATTTTTGTCCTCGTAAATCTAAGGCATTATCACGATTACGCTATGCCATTAACTAACTACTAATTTCATTTTTATAGCACCCGCATGATTTAGAACGTCCATTACGAAGATTTTTAGCTAAAACTCGTCTTTCCGTGCCGCAATCACATCTACATAGCCAAGTTGTATCACGATTATTTAAACTTTCTGTGCGTTCCAATACTGTCCATCTACCAAATTTCTAGCCAGTTAAATCAAACTTAAGTTTACCTGCCATAATAAAGCCTCCTTTTATGGTTTATTTCTTCTATATTTATTGTAGACACAAAAAGGAAGAAAAGTGTCTACTTTCTTCCTAAAAATTTATTTTATACTAAAAATTTTATTATACCTATCACTATTCAATTTAAGCAGCATCAAATCTACACCATCTAGACCTGAAAGAATACTTTCAATCATACTCATGGAAAAACCACTTACATAACTAAAACCTTCTCCAATAGCTGGGATATTATTC